AACAAGTGTTACCTTCAGTGGAATAACTTCTACGGATGGAACTAAGTATTTGTCAAATACTGATTATAATGCAAATCAATTGCCGAGAGGAGGAGTAATTGTTTCCCTAGGATCCTCTGGTGGACTTGGATATGCACCCCTAGTTGGTGCTGCTGTGAGTGCCGTAGTTGGTGCCGGTGGTTCTATAGCAGGATTTACCACAGCATTAACTGGTGGTTCTTTTGGGTCTGGATATAATGGAATAGTATCAATAGGTGTGAGTGTTCATGAGAGTGGGCATACTGGTGCCGCTGCAGTAGTATCAGCAACTGCTCTAGTTGGAGCCGGTGGAAGTTTATCTCTTATCGTAGTTGGAAATGGAGGATCGGGATATTCGAATCCAGAAGTAATTGTTTCAGAACCAACTTATGAAGGTCTTGAGATAGAAGGAATTTCTAGATTAGGATTTGGTAATACTACACTAACTGGTGTTAATTTATTGGTTGATATTGAGGTAGGTGCTGCAACAACAAGTGGAATAGGTTCTGATACATTTGAAGTTTCAAACTTTAAAATTGCAAGAAATGGATATGGATTTAGAAAGGGAGATATTATTAGACCAGTTGGTTTAGTCACACATAGTACTCTTTCATCAGCAACTTCCGAATTTTTATTGACAGTTGATGATGTATACAACGATTCAATTGGAGCATGGCAATTTGGTGAATTTGATTACATAGATTCAATTAAAAATTTCCAAGATTCTAGTAGAACTAGATTCCCACTTTTCTATAATGACGAACTTATAAGTTTTGAAGCACAGGAAGGAACACAAGTAAATCTTGCTAATGCATTATTAATTGTAATTAACGGCATTATTCAAGATCCTGGAGTTGCATATTTCTTTGAAGGTGGAACTTCATTCAGTTTTATTGAAGCACCTAAACCAGAAGATAATATTGATATTTTCTTCTATAGAGGAACCAGGAATGGTGATGATCAATTGGTCACAAGTATCAATCAAACCATCAAACGGGGTGATTTGGTACAGGTTTATAAAAATAATGCAATTGATGGAACAATATCACAAAATAAAAGAACTGTATTTGACTTATCATTCTCTGATAAATTTGAAACAAACTTATATTCTGGCAACGGAATTGATGAGACAAATTACAAACCACTTGCATGGACAAAACAAAAAATAGATAAAATTATTAATGGTGAAATTGTTTATAAGTCCAGAGATTCTATATAAACACAAGTATTCCATACTGCTAAAATTATCAATACGGTAGAAAGTAGCGATACTGAAGTATTTGTAGAAAATTTAGAGTTGTTTGATTATGATTCTGCCAGTGATTTTAGTGGTTTGATTGTTAGTGGTTCTACAGATCCAGTAGCAGCTGCTATAACGGCCACTGTTTCGACTGCAGGAACTATCACTGGATATACAATTTCATCTGGTGGTAGTGGATATACCTCAATTCCGACTATTTCAGTTGTTGCTCCACCAGAAGTTGGAGTTGGAGTAGGAACAACTGCGACTGCGACTGCCACTATTTCTGCCGGTGCAGTTTCATCAATTTTAGTTAATAATCCAGGACTTGGATATACGATTGCTCCACAGGTTATCGTATCTCTTCCAAATCCGACTTATGAGAATATATCTAGCATTGACGTAATTCAAGGTTTTAGTGGTATTGTTACTGGAATTACTACTGTAAATGCTCAGGGAATAGGAACATTAGCAATTCAATTTAACTTACATAGATTAGATAGTATATCAAATTACAATAATCTTGTTGTTGGATATCCAATTTACATCTATGATACTTCAGTCGGAAATGGCGTAACTTCAATTGCTAATAATGATTTATCTGTTGTTGGTGTTGGTACAACTTTCGTAGATAATGTATACTTCATTCAAGAAATATCTAACGTTGGTCTTGCGGGTTCTATTGTTTGTTATGTAAATTCCGGAACTTCAGTTGTTGGTATTGCAACAACATCAAATTCGAGCAATCCTGTTGGAAGATTCTCATGGGGAAGATTTGCTGGAATAAGTAGATCCAGTTCCCCAGTTTCTATAGCAGTAACTGGAAATACTGTTGATGTTGGATTGACAACTTTCCCAACAATTCAGAGAAGAGGCACTGGACTAAGGGATGGAGGAGCACTTCCAAAAAATATATAATGACAATTCCCTTATAAATATCTAAAAAACTATTAATATGGCTGCGGTAGTAACAGATCAATTTAGAATATCAAATGCAAATAATTTTGTAGACTCTGTAGCAAATACGAGCAATTCTTATTATGTATTTTTAGGATTACCAAATCCAGCTAATCCAGTATCTGGTTTTGGTAGAACTACTTCAGATACTGAATGGAATAGTAATACTCCAACTCCAACAGATAATTTGCAGTTTACTTCACAATATAGAGATACTGCTTTATTCGGAAAAAAAGTGACAACATCTAATGTTAGAAGACTTATACGAAAAGTTAATTGGGCTTCTAATACTAGATATGACATGTACAGGCATGATTATAGTATTTCAAATCCTGCCCCCAATTCCAATCTAAGTAGATTATATGATACGAATTATTATGTGATTAATAGTGACTTTAGAGTTTATATTTGTATCGATAATGGTTCTTCAGGTTCTAATCTGAAAGGAAATGTATCAAAGGATGAACCAACATTTACTGACTTAGAACCATCAGCAGCTGGAACTAGTGGTGATGGATATATTTGGAAATATCTTTTTTCAGTAGCTCCTAGCGATATTATAAAATTTGATTCTACCGAGTATGTTGTAGTTCCTAATGACTGGGCAACAACAACAGATACCCAAATTCAAAGTATTAGAGAAGCAGGTGATTCTGATATAAATTTGAATCAGATTAAGAAAATATACATTGCTAATGGTGGATCTAATTACACCTCCGGAATTGTGGCAATTAACGGTGATGGAAGTGGTGCCAAAGCATTAATTGATGTAAATTCTTCCGGAACAATAACTTCTGCCACTGTAACTGCTGGTGGTAGTGGATATACTTATGGAATAGTCGATTTAGGATCTCTTCAACCTTCCGGGTCATTGGCAGATCCTGCGAATTTAATACCAATTATTCCACCATCAAAGGGTCATGGTTATGACATCTATACAGAATTAGGTACAGATAAAATATTAATATATGCCAGATTTGATGATTCGAATAGAGATTTTCCAATTGATACTAAATTTACTCAAATTGGAGTATTAAAAAATCCTCAACAATATTCATCTTCTACAATATTTACTGCTAACCAATATTCATCTTTATTTGCAGTAAGATTAAACTCAGTTACATCAACTCCAGTTGTGGGTGCAGCAATGTCACAATCGGTAAGCGGAGGTGCTGCTAAGGGATATGTTGCATCATATGACGATGAAACTAGAGTATTAAAATATTTTCAAGATCATACTGATATTGATAATGTCAGTAGTAATAGTAAATTATTATCTTTCGAATCTTCAGGAAATAATATTTCCCCATTCACCGGATCGATTGATACTGGATTTTCTGGAATTAAAACGACAGTAAATTCTAAGGAAATTAATCTAGGTATTAATTTTACAAATGGACTTGCAAATCCGGAGATAAATAAGAAGACAGGGGAAATCATTTACATTGATAATAGACCTCTAATTCAAAGAGATTCTCGCCAAAAAGAAGACGTTAAAATTATTCTGGAATTCTAAAAAACAATGTCACAAAAAACAAATTTAAATATCAATCCATACTATGATGACTATGATTCTGAAAAGAATTTTTATAAAGTTTTATTTAAACCAGGATTTCCAGTTCAAGCAAGAGAATTAACAACGTTACAGTCTGTTCTGCAGGGACAGGTAGAATCTTTTGGTAGTCATATATTTAAAGAAGGTTCAGTTGTTGTACCGGGAAATATCTCTTATGATGGTCAGTTTTATGCTGTAAAACTTAATGCTACTAGTGCTGGAATTGATGTTGCACTGTATATTGAAAATTTTATAGGTAAAAAAATAATTGGTCAAGAATCGGGCACTACTGCCAAAATTCAACAAATTGAATTTGCCGATAATAATAATTTTGAATTTTTGACAATTTACGTAAAATATCTAGACTCTGATAATGATTTTGAGTTTACTCCGTTTCAAGATGGAGAATCCTTATCTTGTGTGGATAATGTAACTTATGGAAACACTACTATTCCTGCAGAAACAGAATTTGCATCTTTAATCGCATCAGATGCAACTGCTATTGGTTCTGCAGCTTCCATTGGTAAGGGGATTTATTTTATTAGGGGATATTTTGTAAATGTTTCGCAGCAAACTTTACTTTTAGATAATTATACGAATACACCATCATATAGAGTTGGTTTAAAAATTGATGAGTTAATTTTAGGATCTAAAGATGATGAGTCTTTATTTGATAATGCAAAAGGATTTACAAATTTTGCCGCACCAGGTGCAGATAGATTTAAAATAAATTTAACTCTTACCAAAAAATTAATATCAGACGTTAATGATACAGATTTTGTTGAACTTTTAAGATTAAAAGATGGTAAGATTCAAAAAATTACCACAAAAACACAATATAATCAAATTCGTGATTATATGGCTGAAAGAACATATGATGAATCTGGTGATTATGCAGTAAAACCATTTGATCCATCAGTTCACAATTCATTGAATAATAGACTGGGAAATAATGGTCTTTTCTTCTCTAATGAATTGACACAACAAAGAAATACACCATCTGAAGATTTGATGTGTTTCAAAATATCTCCAGGAAAAGCCTATGTAAGGGGATATGATGTAGAAAAAGTTGGAACTACAATAATTGATGTAGAAAAACCTAGAGATACACAAAAAGAATCTAATGTAACTGTCCCATTTGAGATGGGAAATTTACTTAGAGTTAATAACGTTACTGGTGTTCCTCAAAACAAAGCAACAATTCAATTATTAAATAGAAAAACAGGTGATACAGAATCAGTAATAGGTGACGCTAGAGTATATACCTTTAATCTTACAGATGCTGCATATTCTGGAGTAGAAACAAAGTATGATTTAAGATTATATGATATTCAAACATATACTAAATTATCCCTCAATCAGAGCGTAGATGCCACTGATATGCCAGAGGGATCTTTTATTAAAGGTAAGAGTAGTGGTGCAAGTGGATTTCTTGTTGGTGCTGGTGGAGGAGCGTCTGTAGGTATTTTATTGAGACAAACTTCTGGTTCTTTTGCTAAAGGAGAGCAAATAACTATTAATGGAGTTGATTTCTCAAGAACAATTTCAGATTTTATTGAATATGGAACTCAAAATATTAAATCAGTAAAACAGGCAGCGGGTGGTGGTTTTCCTGCATTTACGGCAGATTCAGTTCTTGAAAAATTTAATATGCCTAATGGAATTTCACAAATATCAATTCCATTAGTTGGCAATTTGGGAAATACTGGTGTTTCAACAGTAACAGTAACAGGAAACGTATTCAGTGGAATAAGAACCGATACTCTTATTTCATACCAAAGACCAGGATTTAGTACTGAAACTGTTAATAGAGTTTCTTCTATCTCTGCGGATAAACTTTCTATAGAACTCAGTCCAGTCAGTGCTGGTGCCGGAATCACTGGTGTTTATGATGGCAAGTTACCTTCTGGAAGTGGAAATCTTTTAGTTACACCACTTGCTCGTGGACCAATTATTGATAGTGAAAATGCACAGTTATTTTCACGATTGCCAGATATTAATATTTCTTCAGTAGATTTACTTAATTCAACATTTACAGTTGTCGATCAAATAACTGGAGAATCTACCGATTCTTCTGGCACATTGACATTTGATCTTTCAAGTATTTCTGGAATAACCAGTGCTTCTTTTGCAACTTTTGATCAGGAGAGATATGGCGTTCATTATTCTACCGGAATAGCAGGAA